CCCCGCCGCCGAGCGCCTGATCGACGGCACGCTGGCATCCGGCGGCACCCTTGTGGTGGATGCCGGTGAAAACGGCGAAATTATCTTGAAGTAAACAAAAAAGCCCCTGCATCCGTTTTTGGAATGCAGGGGCTTTTCCTCTGTTTGGCGCTGTACGGCAAACTGGAATTTTTGTTATTCTACGATACCTTCAATATAGCTGTAATCAATATTTCCCTTTGTAACAGAATAGAAAAATGGATCTTTTCTAATTGTATCATCTGAATTGATAATAAAATTATTCCAATCGCCTGCCTCGTTGCCATCAGACAAATAGATAGTAACTTTGAAACTATATCCCATATATCCCAAAGACGGCTTTGACCGCTTTAATTCGACGCCATTCAAATTTTCGACAATATGCTGAATCTGCTCTTTGTCGGTAATATGTGTTGCGTTTCCGCTATTGCCATTGAAAACAACTATTTCCATGACCTCATTAGGGTCTAAGTCCATCAAGTCGAGTGGAATATTAAACCATACAACAATGCCCATCAAAAGAATTATCACAACAGACAGCAATATGATGATTTTCTTTTTCATATCAGCTCAACTCCTTTGCCAACTTTCGATTTGTTGAATCAAGTATAGCATGTTGAGAACAAAAGGAAAAGGGTTAGCTGTGAATGCATGATGCTGAATTTGTAAAATAAACGCAAGAGAAAACGCAAGAGAAATCTTAGCGGATTCTCTTGCGTTATTTTTTTGCGCATTTTTCAGGAAAGCGAGGGAACAGGAATGGCAAAACACATGACGCAGGATGACCGCAAGGTGCTGGAAGCTCGGTACAATGCTGGACAGAGCGTTGCCGGAATTGCCAGGGCGATGAGCTTCAACTATTCCACCATCTATAAGGAACTGAAGCGCGGCGACACTGGAAAGATGGATGCCAATGGTCGCGCAGGATATAGTGCAGAGCTTGGGCAGCAGCGATTATACAACGCAAAGCAGCGGTTCAGGTATCGGGCGGATTGCCCGGCGGAGTAAGGCATGGGAGAAGTGTTTAAGCTGAACCATTGCTATAACATGGACTGCCTGCCGGCAATGGAACTGTTCCCGGATAATTATTTTGATCTGGCGGTTGCGGATCCGCCGTATTTCTCTGGTCCGGAACGCAGAGGCTTTTACGGATCCAAAGTCAGCAAAATAGGCGTACACCGTGACTACCCCGTCTCTCCTGCTTGGAGTAAACCAGAGCCGGAGTATTTCAGGGAGCTGTTTCGAGTGTGCCGCCACTATATTGTATGGGGCTGCAACTATTTTGACTACCAGTTTGCTACCGGACGGATCGTGTGGGACAAGTGCAATGGAAATTCTAGCTTTTCAGATTGCGAGATTGCGGCGACAAATTTGTTTTCCTCAGTGAGAATGTTCCGGTATATGTGGTCCGGCATGATGCAGGGAAAAAGCATCACAGAAGGTGGCACCATGCAGGGCAACAAGAGCTTAAACGAAAAACGCATCCACCCAACGCAGAAGCCGGTTGCTCTTTATGACTGGATTTTCAAAAACTATGCAGAGCCAGGGCAGAAGGTTCTTGACACCCATCTTGGAAGTGGAAGCAGCCGCATAGCAGCATATGAGGCTGGACTTGATTTTATCGGATTTGAAATTGATCCGTTCTATTTCCAGTTGGAAGAAGAACGGTTTTCTGAGTACACAAGTCAAACAAGCCTGTTTCACATGGAGGGAAAGAAAAAATGATTCTTGAAAAACTTCACAGAGCAATCAACAACTTCAACAAGACATTCAACTGGCGGCGCTTCCGCCGCGATGCGCTGCACCTGGGAGAAAGCCTGCTGGTGTTCGGCGTGCTGTATGGCATTTTTTCAACCCTGATCTGGGGTGTCTGCTGGCTGTTCAAAATCAATTACAACCCAGATCTCATTGCCGTTGCATGGGCAGTGCCGGTGTTGCTGGACACTTTGGTCAACAAGGCTTATGACTGGAACAATGAAGTCCGGGACTGGGATTGAAAGGTGGGAACGACCTATGGATGAAGCAACAAGAATCTCGATGAAAGACCAGTTCAACAGCCTTTTGGTACGGGCTATTGAGGGTAGGCGCGGCGGTATGGCACTGATGCGGGTGCTGGAAGAACTGGACTTTTACAATTCCCCGGCCAGCGCGAAGCATCACCTGAATGTCCCTGGCGGTCTGGTGATGCATTCTCTCAATGTGGCAAGAGCCGCCCTGGAATTATGCGACAAGATGCCGCAGTTTGCAAAATGCAATAAGGGCGCAGTCTTGACCGCCGCGTTACTCCATGACGTTTGCAAGGCTGGGCAGTACATCAAAAAGCCGGATGGCAGTTACCGTTATGAAGATAGTCACTTGATGGGACACGGTGAAGCATCCGTCAGCATTATCAAAGACTGGATTTTCTTGACCGACACGGAAGCCCTGGCAATCAGGTGGCACATGGGAGCATATAGCGGAGAGCAGGACTGGGGAACGCTCAGCAAAGTATACGACCGCTGCCCGGAAGCTCTGTGCCTGCACATGGCTGAAATGATCGCAACGCACATCATGGAGGTAGAAGAGTGAGCAGAGGCACCGCCTACTATGATCTTCCGAATGGTGAGCGAATAGAACTGCCGACAACCATGCCGGATGTTGAGGAAGTGCCGGGACCCCTATGTGATGGAAAATTTGAATTGCCAGAAGCCGTAAAAGAAATGTTCAAGTGGATGGATGAAACATTCGGAACATGGGAAAGCGACTTCAGCAGTTTCAAAATCTGGATGAAATTGCGGAAAAACTTCAATCCACCGGTGCGCTGGGAAGCGATGCAGGACAAGCGTCGAAACCCAAAGCCTTTGGGCCGAAACACCTATTTATATAAAGCAAGGAAGATCAAGAGCTTGGCAAGAAGTACACATACCAGAGTATCCCTGCACAAGGGAAAACAAAAGGGTACTGAAGAACAGTGCAAGCACACATTCAAGATAACCGCAGCCCGGTGCGCGCCTTGCAGTGGTTACAACGTGGAGTGCGAGCACTACGAGAAAAACAGTGCCGCTGATACAAAGCATGGTTCTTCTCGAACGTGAAATAAGCAGCCCTGCACCGCAGAAGCGGGGCTGCTTTTATATGGCGCATGGCGCTTTTTCTAGGCATTGAGCGCTGCAAGCAGGGCCGGACCCTGTATGTGCCGAGTTGAGTTTTCCATGGAAGCCGGTACGGTCAGGAAATCAGCCGGCCGACATAGCGGAATGGTGCTGTACAGCAGCGTCCTCCTTTCCGTTCAAGCCCGGTGAAAGACCGGGCTGCCATTTCCGCGAAAGACGCACCCGCATGGATTTGACGGGAATGGGTGCGCCGCAGCATGAGCGTAGAAATGCCCTGTTCAATCCGCCCAGGAACAAAAGCGGTAGGCCATTGCCGTGGCCGCCCCGTCCGGCGCTCTCTTGCCGGGCGGGTCTGATATGCGGACGCATAGAGGATGCACCTGCTTCTGACAATCCCCCATGAACAGGTGAGCCAGTTCGATGCTGGCCGTCCGTGCAAGACGAGAAAAGAAAGGATGAAAGGGCTGTGAAAATTGATGTAGGAAAAATCGCTCTGGTGGTAGTACTGATCGCTGGTGTACAGACGACTACGCTTTACCACCGGATCAATGATCTGGAATGCCAGCGAGACATCTACAAGTCCCGGTATGAGGACTGGGAGGGCGTGTCGAAAGAAATTGCGGGGTATGCAGATACCCTGCGGGATTCGCTTAAAGCGCGGGATCGGCTGGACGGAAAGCTGCTGGTAGAGGATGCAGGAGACTTCCTCTGCACAGCATATTGCACCGAAAAGCGGGAGCACATCTGTGGTACTGGAACGGGAATTACCGCCAGCGGTGCGCCGGTTGAAGGAGACGTGACAGTGGCGGCAGACCCGGACGTTTTTCCGTTCGGGACCGTCCTCTACATTGAGGATGTGGGCGTGAGAATCGTTCAGGATACCGGAGCCAGCGTAAAAGGAAAGCATCTGGATGTTGCCGTTTCCGGCAGCCACAAAGATGCACTGAACTGGGATGGCTACGGACAGCACAGAGTTTGGATCATCCAGGAGGCGGAGTAAAAATGCAGAAAGCAATCGCCATTGATTTTGATGGATGCTTATGCACGAATGAGTACCCGAACATCGGAAAGCCGATTCTGCACATTATTGACGAAGCCAAGAAACAGCAAGCTAAGGGCGCCGGGCTGATCCTCTGGACTTGCAGACAAGGAAAAGAATTGGAAGAAGCCGTTGCCGCCTGCGAAAGGTGGGGACTGCATTTTGATGCAGTCAACGAGAACTTGCCTTCCTGGAAAGAGTTCTTCAGGAACGACACCAGAAAAGTGGGGGCAAACGAATACTGGGATGATCGGGCAGTGATTGCAGATCAGACTTGCATTTTGCGAAGCGATAAATGCTTCAAGGAGAATCAGAAATGAAACTGCCGGAAAAGAAGTACGCGGTGATCTACGCAGATCCGCCGTGGAGTTACCGCCAGCATGGAACTGGACCAAAAAGCCGCGGGAACGCAGCGCAGCACTACCACACAATGACCGTTGAGGACATTTGCGCATTGCCCGTTCGCCAGCTTGCGGGGGGGGGGGCAGCGGGGTGGCGAGCC